GCTTGTGCGGGCCTGGTCTGTTGCGGGACTGCCGCGAGGTGCGATACAGCTTCGGTATCGCACCTCCCATCTTGGAGGTGGGTCATATTCGCTCGCTATGGGGTGCTGGGGGCACGATCGCCGCCGACGCCTGCTATCAGTAGCGTGGTCCGGCGCCAGGGTCAACTGGCGCGACACTTTTTTTTGTTGTCCCGTCGTCGGCGCCGACGTACCGAGCGGACCGCCCGAGCAGCTCGAGCAGCTCGTCGGCGAACTCGGGCGCGCCTCGTCGGGAGACGATCCACGCGACTGCCTCGACGGGATCGTGCAGCGGGATCCCGTCGACCCGAGCTCGCCGGACCGTCCGCTTCGTCCGTCGGGCCGCCGCGGCGATCCACTCGAGCCCGTAGCCGAAGAGGAGCGGCCGGCCCCCGCCGTCGCCGTCGTCCTCGGGGGTCAGCGCCGCCAACGTGTGTCGTCGTCGCTTCACGATGCCACCTCGACCCCTTCACGATCGAAACGACCCCGGATTATTTCGAGCACGGCCGGGGCGACCCACTTCGGCAAGGGGTCCGAGTAATGGATCGTCGTGCTCGTCGCCGACTTCGCATCCTCGTCGTGGATGCGAAGGTTCCGGCGCACCCCGTCAGGCGAGATCTCGACCCACCGCGGCCGGCCGCGCTCGTCTGCTGTGGTCGCCACGTCGTGCCATCCAGTAGCCGGTTCAAGCGGGTCCCAGATGTCCACCAGCCTGACGGACCACGGCCCCGAGTCCCCTTCCTTGAGCACCACCTCAACCCGACACGCGGCCGATGTGAGCCCGCGCGGGCGCTGTTCGTCGGCGGTCGTGGTGATCGTTTTGCGTATGATGTCGGTCATGGTCGTGGGTCCTTCGGGCTTGCGGGGGGCGGTCATCGCCCCGACTCAGACATGATGGGTGGCTGTTTGCCGTTGATGGCCGGTGATCGATCCCGCGAAACTGCGGTCCGCCTCGTGAGGCCGATCGCGTCGGCTCACGAGACGGGGCCGGAGCCCCGCGAGCTAGGCCCCGCGCGCGGAGAGGATCGCGTCTCGACAGGTGACGTACGCCGGGCTGCCTTGCCCGTCCTCGAGCGCCTCGTCGCACGCGGCGACGAGCTCGCTGTCGCCGGCCTGGCCGGCCTCGCGTCGAAGCGCCTCGATCTGCTCGTCGTCGATGCGCGGCAGCTCGATGCTGATGCTGGACATGTACCGCTCGACGCGGACCAGATCGTCCTCGTCGCTGGCGTCCTCCTCGTTGGTCCATCCCCAGATCTGGGTGTCCTCTCGAATCCACTCGCGTAGGGCGGACTCGAACTCGGCGCGGTCTCCGGTCGGCCAGTAGGCGGTGGGCTCAGCGTACTCGCCGTACCAGGCGACGAGCAGGGCCTCGTCAGCGTCGGTGGAGATGATGATGTCGCGGGTATCGGTCGTGGTGGTCATGGTCGTGGTCCTTGGGTTCGGGGGCTTGCGGGGGCGGTCATCGCCCCGACTCAGACATGATGGTGTCCGTTTGCCGTTGCGTCAAGCGGTCATTTCTTTTTTTACTACCTTGCGCGCCGCGCTCCCCGCGTCTGCCCCCTGCGGATCTTCGGCTGGCAGCTCGAGCCCGTTCTCTTTGGCGAGCGCGAACTTGATGTCCCTCGCGCTGTAGCCCATGTCCCCGCCGACCTTGCCCCGGCGAGCGCCGTACTTCTTGGCGAGGTTGTGAACGAGCCGCGTCGAGACCTCGAGACCCATGCGGGCCTTGATCTCTTCGACGATGGCCCCGGGGCTCATGAGGTCGCCGGGGATCTCGGCCAGCAACATGTCGAGCGGGTCGGGTTCGACGGGCTCGACCTCGCCGACTTCGTCCAGCGCCACGGGGTCGGGGTTCGCCGGGGGCGATGCCGCGGCCAGCCCTTGTGTGCCGCTGCTCTTGGCGTGCTCGGCCGCAGCGTAGACGGCCGCGTGCATGGCTGCCTGCTCGGCGTCGGACAGCGTCGCGCCCGAGAGCACGCACGCCTTCGAGATGAGCCAGATAGCCGACGCAGCCGGCAGCTCGCCGGCCGCGACCTTGGCCAAGATCTCCAGCGGGGAGCCGACCGACTCCCCGCCGCCGTTGACAGCCGCGGGCGGGACGAGCTTCCCCAGCTCGGTCTTGTCGACGATGCCCTGGTCGATGAGCAGTTGGCGAGCCGTGGCGGTGTCGATGATGTTCTTGTCGAGCATCAGCGCGACGAAGCCCCCCCACTTGACGGCGCGGTCGGCCAGGTCCGCGTCGGCTTCTTGTTCGAGCGGCTCCCAAGTGAACGTCCATTCGTCGGGGACTTGCTCGCCCCGGTTCCGCCGCGCGGCGAACTCGATCTCCAGGATGCGGGACAGCGCCGGGTCGACGTAGTGATTGCGCTGGACGATCGCGTGATTGTGCCAGGCCGTGCGCTCGCCCTTCGTGTCGCTGTTCAGTCCCGTGCTCGTCTGCGTGCCGGTGATGATCTGGCGCGAGCACCCGCTGGTCATCACGAGGTCGTCGACGGCAGCTTCCATCATCGACTTCACGCCCTCGATCGAGCGCTTGACCTCGCCGAAGTCGTCAAGCTTGTCGATCGCTAGCAGGTTCAGGTTGTCGATTCCCCACCAGAGCGCTTGCAGCCCGGCGCGCGCCTTGTCCTTGTCGGCCTCGCTCCCGCACATGGCTTGCTTCCAGCCGTTCATCTTGAGCACCATCACCGAAATCCGCTTCATGATGGCCTCGGCGTTCTTCATCGTGTTGCTGTACTGGCCTAGCGAACGCCAGCACCGCGAGAGCACGGATGGTCCCCACAGCCCGTTGTAGGTCATGCGGTCCGGCGGCACGACGACCCCGTCGAACCGGATGACGCGCGAGCGGTGGACCTTCGCTTCGTCGGGTTTCGCAGGGTCCGCGATGACGTAGAACTCGGGGTCGCGTCGCCAGTCGGAGCCGCGCCCCATGTCGAACGTGCCGGCCGTGACGCGTGTGGCGTCGACGACCGTCAGCCCGCGAAGCTCTCGCACGGTGGCGAGGTCGAGCGGCTTGTCGAAGCTCTTGCCGTCGTCGACGGCGAGCACGAGAATCGACCCTCGTTGGAGCCGAGCCCAGCGCCACGCCTCGGCAATCTTGGGGACTGCGCGGAGGTCATCCATGCGCGAGCGAATCGACTGCCAGTCGTACGCCTGGTCCAGCCCCACGAGATCCCACTTGGCCCGGGTCGCGTCGTCGACGACCTGGTCGATGATGCGAGCTGCGACCGCGTCGTTCTCGTAGGCGTTCGACAGTTCCTCGGTCCCCAGCTCACGTTCAGCGCCGTAGTAAGCCCGCGGCTGCTGTCCGAGCTGTGGCCCGCTCGCGGTGAGAAAGTCGACGTAGCCGTCGACGTGCACGATGGGAGGGGCTTGTGGTGTTGGGTCGTTCATGGCTAGCTCGTCAAGCGTAGGCCCCGGGGCCGTCTGCGGTGGTGCGGATTGGGCTGTCCTCCGACAGCATCAAGTAGGTGATCCCCCAGACGACCGAGTCCAGCCGGTTGGGGCTCTGGCTGTCGCCGGGGATCCATGTCGTAAGCTCGGCCTCGAGCTCCGGGAAGATGCCGACGTGATGGACCTTGCCTCGCTCGTAGAGCGTGGCCACTGGCTCGCCTCGGGTGAATTTGCTTCGCGTGGCCCGGACGCTGGCGAACGGGATGTTCCGGTCGACCGCGCGCAGGCCGGCCTCGACCATGTCGCCGCCGCGGTTGACCTCGGCGACGACGCGATCGGCCTGGTACTTGCGGTAGAGCGAGATGGCGACCTCCGCCCACTCGCCCGTGCTGATATCGTACTTGTCCGTGGCGTCCTCGAGCACGTAGCCCTCGCCGGCGCTGTCGATTCCGAGCGCCGCGATGCCGGTCTTGTCGCTCCTGCGGTGAGCCGTCACCGCCGGATCCACCGACACGATCACTCGAGCCATCGGTGGCAGGTCAGCGAGCTCGATCCGGTGGTCGCTGATGAACTCGAACTGCTTGAGCAGCGCACCCTCGACCATGCCGAGAAACAACCCGCGCAGCTCCTGCTCGCCGATCGCCGCGCCCTCGAACGCGTTGCGGTAGACCTTGATGGCTTTCTCGGTCAAGAACGGGTTGTCGAACGTGCTCGCCCCAGTAAGCACCGTGTCCGCGTCGTCGACGGCCTTCTTGAGCCACTTTAGCGGCCGCGGCGTGGTCGTCATCATCAGCTGCGCTCGACCGACGCGCGTGGCGAACTCGAGCAGGTGCCACCACGTCTCTTCGCCTTTCTTCCACGCGGCCACCTCGTCGCCGATCGCAAAGGCGATGTTAGACCCGCGGATGCTCTGGGCAGACTCCCCGTCGGCAGAGAAGACGCGCCCGCGGGCGCCGTTGGGCCATTCGAGGATCCCCGGCCCCGGCTTCCAGCGCGGCAGGAACCCGCGGGGCGCCGCGGCGAGGATGCCCGTCGCACGCGCCTCCACGTTCGTTTCGCGCACGTCCGTGTGGGTCCGTCCCACGATCGCGATGATGCCCCCGCCGAGCGAACCCACGTCCTTGGCGACCTCGTGGACCGTCTTGCTGGCAGTCCAACTCTTGCCGATCCCGCGGCCCCCGATCATGGCCCATCGTCGCCAGTCGCCCGGCGGGATGCGCTGGTAGGGCAGCGACCACATCGCCCAGTCATCGAGCACCGCGCGGCGCTCGTACGGTGACATGGAAGCGAACATGGCGGCGATCAGCTCCCGGGGCGATCGCGAGTCGCCAGCCTCCGCGGCTGCACGCTGCGCAATCTCGCCGATCCGCGGGAGCATGGCCACGTCAGGAATCGTCCTTGAACATGGCTTTCAGTCGGTCGATGATCAACGACTCGGTCTCGGCGTCGGCCTCTTCTTCGGTGCCGTCGTCGTCGTCGATGACCTTGCGCCCGTTATGCAGGTAGTGCTTGGGCCAGCGCTTGATCATGAACTTGAAGACGAGGTCTGGGTCCTCCGACCCCATCACGATCTCGACGCATCGCGCGTGAGCGTCGGCCTCGGCGGCGTCGATGGCCAAGACGAACTCGCCGTGCACCCCAAGGGCATCGGACCGGTCGGAGGCGTAAAGACGCAGCGCCGTGCTGCCCTCGCGGGCCCACAGCCGGTAGGTCTCGAGCGGGATCTTTAGCCGAGCGCAGACGACCGTCTTGCGCAGCCCAAGGCGAAGCAGCTCCGCGAACGCGGCGACGAGCGCCTGGGTGATCCCCTCGTTGGGGTCGAACACCACAGGCGAGGCCTCGGCGGGCACTTCCAGGACGTGCTCGCGCGGCGCGGCTTTTGCACCCTTGCGAGCGGCGCGCTTATATCGGTGTTTACGCTGCATTTTCCTTATCCGTAGGCGCATGCTCCGCGGGGCTGCTAGCCTGGCGCCGATGCAGATCCGCACCCTGGCTCTCTCCGCTGTTGTTCTCTTCGCCTCGGCTTGCACCGCCACAGCCGACGGCAGTCGGCGCGAGCTCGTCGAGCTTCGATGCAGCACGACTGAGTGCGAGGCCCGGTGGGATGACAGCCCGGCGTGGTCGCGTGTCGTGGCAGCCGACGATCTCGTCGCGCTCACCGAAGTCGACCAGGCCGACGTGTGGGAGTGCGAGCGCGAGCCCGACGTTGACCTTTGCGTGGTCGTCGACGGACACGGCCGCGTTGGGTGCTTCCGCGTCGAGGGCGACTTCGCCGTTGCCGTCGGTCCGGCCTGCGCCGTGTCGGGCGCCGAGTGGCTGGACGTGGGCAACGCGATGGTCGCCAAGGTCACGGAATGAAGAAGTCACTCGACACCTTGATTGAGCACCGGGACGCGGTGAGCGTCCCGGAGTTGATGCCCAGACGCAGTTTGATCGCGTACGACTGAATGTCGGACGCGGCGGGCCATGAGTCTGTCGGCTTCCACCGGTAGACAGTGGAGACCGCAAACCCCACGTCGGTGGCGACGATCCGGTAGCTCGTGACCATCGGCTCGTCGTAGCCGAGCGGGCCCGTGGCGCCGATGCGCATGGCCAAGGTCGTCGGCGAAGCGCTGCACTCGACGCGGGCCGAGACCTCGATCCACACCTCTTCGTTGTGGCGGATGCGACGGGTCGCGGCGGCGCCTGTGTCGGCGATTGCGTTGAGCGTGACGAGCGACGCAGCGTAGCCGCGGACCGGCTCCTCAAAGGTGCGGGCCTGCCCGACGCCGTCGAGGAACGAGAAAAAAGTCTCGTTCCACCGGATGCGTCCCGTCGCCGCAGCCAGGCCCAAGCCGGAGTTGTTGAAGTCGAGTTGGGTGACCTTTGTGGTCGTGACGTCGACGAGCGAACCGGCGCTGCCGGACATAGTCTGCGTGCCCAGATTGATCCCCGCCAGCGGGCTTACGATCCCGGTGACCGCGAGCACGCCGCCGAGCGTGACCGTGCCGGAGACATGGGCGGTGCCCGAGACGTTCAGGCCGTGGCCCGGCCCCGTCGACACGCCCTCCAACGCGGCACCAGACCCGCCCGACACACCGCGGATGGCCGCGGCGGAGCCGGACGCTGACCCCAGCAAAGCGAAGCCGTTGCTGTTGTTGGTCGTCGAGATTGTCGACGCCGCGGAGCCGGAGTTTTCGTTGGCCGTGATCGCAGGGAAGCCCGCGCCGGTCGAGCCCAGGACCACACCGGCTACTCGCCCGCGGCCGTCGTCGTCGGTCTCGACAATGTGCGCGTCTTCGGCTGCGGTCGACTTGCCGGCGGCGAGCCAGCCCACCCAGTTGCCCGTGACGTGAAGCAGCCAGTTGAGCATTTCGGGCACGATGCCTGTGCCGGGGATGATGCCTTGCGGGGTAGGGGCCGCAATCTTGGTCGGCTTGCCGATCGCCGGCCCGCTCGTGAAGTTGGCGTCGGTCGCGTGAGTGAATGTGGTGACGGGTTTTGCCATGGCTTAGACTCCGATCGTTACGGTGTAGCCCCAAGTCGCGGCACCGGGCACCACAACGGACGCGCTGCCCCAGATACCCGCGCCGGGTACAGCGACGGACTCGCTACCCCAAACGGAGCCTTCGGTGGCAGTTGCGAATAGCACGTAGCCCACCGTTTCAGAATACACTGCTTTGGTCAGAAAGCTGATTAGGACGTGGAGATCGCTAGTGTCCGTGATATCCGGGATCGTCAGCAAGAACGACTTGGGCGGGAGGTTGACCAGGCCGATCGGAGCAGGCCCCGGGCCGATGAACTCGCGCACGATGCCGAGCAGGTTGTTCGTTGTCCCCGTCCAATTCGCGTCCTCGCGCGCGGCCGAGAGCAGCAGCCGAATTTGAATCCGCAACAGCGTGCGGTAGCGGGTGTCGGTCGCGCCCGATCGGGGCAGCCCGACGATGGACCCGAGCACGTCGAGCTGCGCGCCTACGGCGAACTCGACAGCGAACGCGTGCGGGAGTGCGACGAGTGTGTCGATGTCAGAGCCGACGTGCTCCCCGTAGGCACAGAACCAGTTGCGGATGTTGCTGGCCTCGGGGTGCCAGTGGAGCAGCCGTGCTTGGGTTAGGTCGCAAGCCCACTCCTCGCCGACCGCAGACAGACCCCACTCGAAGTCTTCGCCCCAACCCTCGCCCCAGAACGCCATTAGTAGTCGATCCCGTTGATGACGACGACCGTGCGCGCGGTCGACAGGTTGATCTTCTCGCGGATGCCGATCGGGACCAGCGACGTGATGGCCGGCGGCGAGCTGGTGCCCACGCGCACGGCGACCGAAGCCAGGCCCGACAGCTCGCCCGCGTTGACGAGCTGCGAGACGATGCCGCTGTAAGTCAGCGTGCGGAAGTCCTCGCCCGGGTTGCTGCGCTTGCTTTGAGCCTCGGTGACGCACCGCGAGCGTACGATCTCGGCCATCGTCACCGGGTCGATCGGCACGACGGGCCCGTCTCCGCCCGTCTCGATCTCGACCGTGAGCCACACGTCGACCTCGGCCACAATGTCGAACCCGACCGGGTGCACGCCGCCCTCGATATCGGTGACGGTGCCGTGGTAGCCCGCGTCGGTTGCCCACGGATCCCCACCGCCGCCGGTCGCCGAGAAGATGGCATCCCACAGCGCTTGCTGGACCTCGGCGCTCGGCGGCGAGGTGAACAGGTCGACGACCGTGTTGGTCGCCTTCCACCGGATGCCGTCGCTGTCGAACGGGCTGGTCGCCGGGTTGTGGTAGGTCCGCACTGACCGGATGGCCTCGGCCGCTTCCGAGCGGGAGACGGCGGCCGTGATGGCGGCGAGCGGACCGTTGCCGCTCGAGAAAAGCTCGAGGACTCGGCGGACGCGAAGCGCCGGGTCGGTCTCTCGGTCGGCGCCAAGCTTGGCGTCCTCGGTCGGGTTGGTGAAGCCGGTCAGGTTGGCGATCGACACAGTCGGCTCCCACGCGTCGCCGGCCTGCGAGACCAGGCGCCCCGTCTCCAGCGCGCGCACGGTCGCGTCCAAGTCGCCCGCCCCCGCGAAGACGTAGGGGCCGCCGTACGTCTCCCACAGCGTCCCGTAGGTGTCGTTGCGGAAGATGGTCCCGTCTGGCACATCGCACGCGCCGGTGGCCGTCAGCACGCCCCGCACGGTGGACGCGCGCGCTGCCTTGCGGATGGTCCCCGTGAGCGCGCAACGCTGGTCGAGCAACACCCCCGTCGCCGCATTCGGATCGAAGGACTGGACCGCCCGAAGCACGAGCTGCTGGTAGACCGCGAGCAGCTCGCCCTGAATCTCGGCGAACTCGCTGGACACGGCCTCCATGACCGACGTGTTGAGCGTGTTGCCGAACTTCGCTTGCAGGCGAACGAGGAGCCCCGCGACGATCTCTTCGCGGGTCTGGAGGGTGAGGCCGTTGGTTGTGAGCTCGAATGCCATAGGTCAGTTGTTGCTCCCGGCGACGGCGACCTCGAAAGTCACCTCGCCTTCGATTGTCTGGGCTCGGCCGCGGACCGTGGCCACGCGGGTGGACGTGTCGATCTGGAGCGGGTCGACTTCGGCCGACACGACGCCGGGCGTCTCCGCGGCCCGGTTCTCCAAGATGAAGCGGATTGACTCGGCCGGGGTGCCGGGCCTGAACAGGACTTGCAACCAGGGCGTGCCGATCGTGCGGCCGTAGGGCGTCTCGCCGAGAGCCGTGCGCAAGCGAAAGACGATCTGCTGCGCGATCGCTTCTTTGCCGGTGACCCAAACAAAGTCGCCGTTTTCGATCACGAGGTCGCCGAACTGGTCGATCTTCAAGTCCATCTAGATCACCTTCACCTTCACCGACGCGATGGCCTCTTTGGCCAGGTCCCACGCAGCCTGAGCCGTGCCCGCGCCCGTGAACGCATTGCCGGCCCCAGCGGTCACGAGCGCCGCCAGCATCGCGTCGACGGCCGTGATGAGATGCTCGGCGACGGCGACGGAGAGGACGGACTCTCGACCCAGGTGAATCGTCGGGCCCTCGAGCACGGGGCCGTCAAGAGCCGTCGGGGTTGCGATCCTGTGGGCGTTGTCGGTGAGGCCGGGCACGAACACGGCCGACGCGAAACGATGGGTGAACCACTCGACCGGGTCGACGGGAGCGGGGCCAGGTCGGCCAAGCCAGGCGGCCAAGCTCCGGTCGCTCACGATGAGCATGCCCGTGGAGCCCGGCTTGAGCGGCATACTCATGTAGCACTCCCCCGTACCGTCGCCGTAGAAGTGGACCGGCACCTTGGGCAGCCGCAACGGAGGGCGCGGGGCAGCAGCTGTGGTGCCGACGACCCGAGCGACCTCCAGAATATCGACGGTGACGGCCGCGGTTTGGTCCGCGGGGTTGTAGGCGGTGATGCTGCCCACGGTCGCGGTGCGAGTTGACAACGCAATCGACCGGGCCCACGCAACGAACAGATCGTGTAGATCCGGGTCGGCGGGCAGCGAATAGGGGTCCGTCTGATCTGCGCGGCTCATAGTGGCACCGATGGCCGTCCGTCGATCGTCATGATGGACGTGTGGTCGGTGGCTCCCGACATCGAGACGGACTCGCACCTATACAGTGCACCAAGCGGCGCACCGAAGCTGTCGATCACCACGAACTGATCGCCCGGTCGAGCTTGGGGTTGCGCGAGCGCGTCGACCCGAATGCCTCCGCCGTCGGTCTCTTCCCAGCTCAGCAAGCCGTGCGCAGCGTCGAGCAACATCGCCGCGGAGCCTTGGGCGCTCGCCGTGACGCCTTGGCGCATGAACACGACGAGCCCGTCGATCACTTTCCACTCCAGCCCGAGCGACGCCACGAGGCCGTCAAGCACCTCGCGGGTCTCGCCCTCGAGCGAGATTTGACCGTCGACAGGGAGCGGCGTGGCGACCACGGCGGCCTCCACGACGGGCTGTTGCGCGGGGTCGACTCGCAAGCCCAACTGCGTGAAGCAGTAGACCAGCAAGCCCCAGATCACCGCGCCTTGTCCAGCGCTGTAGGTGTGGACCGTCGGGGCGTCTGCGTTGCGCTCGACGGATTTGTAGCCCTCGCCCATGCGGATGACCGTGTGCACGTCGACCCCGACGCGCCTGCTGGGGATCAGGTCGTAGACCTCGCCGGAGAACGCGAGCGTGAGCTGTCGATCCCAGCCGAGGTAGAGCGCCATCGGGAACCCGAACGGAGTCGAGCGCGTGGCCTGCCAGGCGGCGAACAACTGCGCGCGTACGAGCGGCGACAAGTTGGCGATCGTGACTTCGCACTGGTCCGACTTACTGGACCGCGAGCGTGAGAGCTCCCACGCCATCCACAGCCCGCTACCGTCCAGGTTGATCAGCTGCGTCGGCGCTGCAATCCCCGACGCGGCGAACGTCGCTTGCTCGGCTGGGTTGATTCCAGCGAGGCCGGCGGCGACGCCCAAAAACCGGGTGAACGTGACCGGGATCAAGACGGCACCGGCGCCTTGTAGAGCAACCGCGCGCGGTCTTCCGCGAAGGCCGTGAGGTCGGGGTCGAGACCGTCGCTGGTCCAGCACACGAGCTCGCCGGGAGGTACGGCGAGGTGTCGGTAGGGGTAGAGCATCTCGACCTTCGGGCGGACGCCGAGACCAAGCACGAGCGGGGCCCCCTGGCCGTCGTAGAGGTCGAGCGACCACCCGCCGGTGCGAGTCTCGGGGAAGCCCCAAAGCCCGGGAGGGAGCACCGTGGTGTACAGCACGAGACGAAACGACGCCGCGCCGAGACGCTCGCCGATCTCGTAGTGCTCGCTCGTGCCGATGCGCTGCGCGATTTGGATCATCATGAGCGAAGCTCCAAGGGGTTCAGAAAATCAACATCCGCCACCGACTGACCGCCGCCCGAGCCTCCGCCCGTCGCGGCGTTGTTCCCGGTGGCGAGCGAGTCGGCGTCGGCGAACGCGGTCACGGACCCGGGCCCAAGCACGCGCGCTTGGATGCACGTGATGGAGATGGGGATCGACTGCCCGTCTGCGGGCGTCCACGTGCTGTCCAGCTGTTCGATGAACGCCCGCGCGAGCGAGTGATGCGGGGTGACGATCATGATGGGCTGTCGCGCGCGGCCCATGGCTCGCAGGTTAGCGATACGCATCAAATCGAACCGAGCGAGTCGCACGAGGCCAGAGCCCCCCAGCACAACAGGGCCGCCGGCCGCGAAGACACCGGTGACCGAGAGCACGGCGAGCTCCGCGTAGACGTTGCTCGTCGTATCGCTGAAATCCTGCAAGGTGTTTCGCGTGACCCGAAACCGCTCGCTGTAGGTCTCTTGGTCGATCACGTCGAACGTCACCCGCAGCGGCCCCAGTCCGGGGACAATGTCGAGCAACGGCTCGATCGGAACCGTGCCGGTCGGGTCGAGCCGGTAGATGCTACAGGTCTCGATCCCGAGTGAGCCGTCTAGGGGACTGGTCATTTAGCGCACGATGTTCTGCGGCATCTTGGCCGCCGCGTCTTTGTAGGTGGCCGCCAGTACATCCCGCACCGCGATTGCCGTCTCTTGCGCGTTGCGAGCCCCGTTGACCGGGATCGTCACGTCGTAGTTGTTGGTCGTGTTGTTCGTGATGTTGATGCTCGTCTCGGGCCGATGGTCCTCGCGCATCTTGCCTTGTTCGAGCGTCGAGAGCCCTTGCATCGCTTCTTCCGGCGACCGGCCCATGTACACGGCGAGCACGTCCCGGAAGTCTCCGAAGCTGGCTGACTTGGTCGGGGCGTCGACGGGCTTGGCCCTGCCTCCGCCGCCGCGCTTCGGTGCGGTCGTGCCAGCGGCGTTGCGAATGTCGTCGCGCGTCAGCCCGTGCATGGACGCGAGCGCTTCGTCAGCGTCCGACCACTTGCGGCCGCCCTTGGTCGAGCTGGCCAGCTTGTCGCTGACGATGCGCACCTTGCGAGTCACCAGCGCCGCTTCTTCGGCCGCGCGCGCCTTGGTGACTTCATCCTGCTTCGACTTCTTCTCTTTGGCTTCGCGGGCGCGTACCTCGTTCGGAGTTTCGCCAGTCTTCGGGTCTTTCTTGTCGCCGAGGAACCCGGGAGCCCCGCGCGGGACTTGGTTCTTTTCGATCGACCCCAGCGTGACGGCCCAGTTGTATGCCTTCTCGATCCCCTCGACCGTATCAAGCACCGCGTTGGCGAGCTTCAAAACGATCGGCAGCAGCACCGAGAGCGCCGACTTGGTGCCGTTCAGTCCCCGTTCGAGCTGGCCCGTCGTGAAGATTAGGAACCGGTCAACGAGCGGCGTGGCTTCTTCTACGAGGTCGGCGATGACGCCCACGACCTTGAGCGCGATCGGCAGGAGCTTGACCGCGTTCTCGGCGACCATCGTCAACAAGCGAGGTAGCTGCTGCTTGATTAGTTCGTCGTTCTCGCGGATGAAGTCCTGGAACACCTTCACGCCGGCTTCAATCGCCGGGGTTAGTGCGATGGCTAGTTCGCCCGCGGCCTGCCCGAGTTGCGCCTTGACGTTGGTGAGCTGGTTCTGAAACTCTTCGGCCTGGCTCAGCTGGTCGTCGGTGAAGACGTTCTCCAGCGAGCCGGCCATCTCGTTGATGCCGCGCGAGCCGGCGCGCAGTAGATCGGCCATCTCGCTGCCGGACTTGCCGAGCAGCTTGCTCGCCAGCACCGAGCGCATCGACTCGTCCTCGACCTTGTTGAGCGCGTCGGCGATGATGCCTAGCTGCTCGGTCGCGGACTTACCCTCCAGGTCAGCAAGGCCCAGCCCCACGTCGGTGAGGCTCTGTTTGAACGCTGCGCCGCCGCCCCGGCTCGCGTCGAGCATCTGGACGTTGAGGGCTTTCAAGCCCTTAGCCACGCCGCCAACCTCCGTGCCGCTGAGCTTCGCTGCGTGTGAGATGCGTTGGAATTCTTCGGACGACGCGAGCCCGGCTTTTTTGAAGCCCTTCGCAATGTCGTCCATGTCCTGGGTCGTCTTGGAGACGAACCCGAAGATGACGCCGCCGGCCGCGAGCACGGCACCCGACGCAGCCGTAGCCGCCACGGCGACACCGCCGAAGGCTGCCTTCGCAACTTTCGCAAAGGCTTTGAGCTTGGGACTGCCTTTGGTGTCGGTGTCCTCACTCGCCTTGGTCGAGCCCTCGACCTCTTTTTGAGCGTTCTTAGCCCCGTCGACGGACACCCCGATTTTGACGAGCAGGTCTGCGATCGTCGTGCTCATCGCCGCCCCCTAGACTTGCGCGGTGGCGAGGCTTGCTGCGCTCGCTGGTCGGCCGCCATCTCGCGCCGCCGTTCAGCCTCGAACAGCTCAGCGTGCATCCACGAATCCCGCACGTGCTGCATCTCGACAAGGTCCGCCAGCGCGTTCAGGTCGAGTCGAGTTGCAAGGGCTTCGTAGGTGGCCACGTTGATGCCGTCTTTCGTAGAGCACGCCGAATAGATCAGCGGGTGGATCGTGATCGGGGAGAGACCTTTGTGAAGAGCTCCGCTCGCGCTCTTGTGGACGGCGTACTCCGGGAGCGGAGCCGTTAGCCGGCCGAGGGACGGGTAAAAGACGAGCGCAGGGCGTGGGCGGCCACGCTCATCATGGACAGCGGATCGCCCGCGAAGTGGTTGTCGAACACGTCGAGCACCTTGACTGGCACTTCACCGGCGACCAGTTCGACCACGGTGTATCGCATGATCTCGCGCAGGATGCCGAGTCCGCCCTCTTCGTTGACGGCGTTCTCGGAGATCGTCGAGATTGCGCGGGCCATCACCTCGCGGTCCTCAAGCAGCGCTTCGATCCCGCGAGCGCCCTCGCTGGCCTTTTCGTCCGACATGAGCCAGAGAGCCGTGAGCTCCTTGCCGAGCAGCCGGATGATCCTGGGCATGAAGACCAACGCCTCGCCGGCCGGGAGCGGCGTGGTCGCGTAGTTCAGGCCGCCGATTGAATACTGGTGAGGCTTGAGCATGGTCTTAGACTCCGATGATGTTCGCCGGGGCCACGGCGGGCTGGACGGTGAGGCTCTCGAAATGCCACTGCACGTCGAAGGTCGGTGCATCGGGGCCGAAACTGCCGTCAGGGTCGGTCACAATATCGGCGTTCGTGAAGAGAAAGCGTCGCTTCGTCGCCGCCTCGTAGACGGTGAACAGGCCGACCAGCTCCAAAGGGATGGCCGCCATCACGGCGTCGAAGACCTCGCTGGCGGTCTCGAAGGTGACCGTGAGCACGCCGCTCCGGTCCTCGTTGGTGATCTTGATCTTGCGGCCCTTGGCCGTGCTCCGGTAAGTCGCACGAGGAACGCTGAACGAGTAGGAAATCGGGACCCCTTGGGCGAGGCCCGGCTTCAAATCGAGAGACAGGCCGGGAGCGCCCCAGAGGACTTCGGTGGTTCCAAATGTGTGTACGTATGCCATAGCGTTGCGTCTCCTCGGATCAGAACTGGACGGCGAGAGTGAAGTCGAGCTTTTGGATCTTGCCGCGGAACACCGCCGAGCACTCCAGCGTGAGCAGGCGCGCTTGCTTGTCGGCGGTCGACACCTCGCTCACGTCGGGGACGATGACCGTGCGCGGGTGGTCGCCGCTGAACGCCCCGACGCGAACGCCAATATCGAGCCGCTGCTTGACGACGGCGGCGACACCTTGGATGCCAGCGTTGTCGTAGCTGGGGCGGTTGGCCACGAAGTGCGCAATCACGTCCTCTTCGGCGCGGCGCTTGAACCAGTCGACCGCCGAGATGATATCCATGAAGTAGGGCTCGCCCGCGGCGGTCGTTCCCTTCGACACGAACGACGAGCCGAGCGTTGATGCGTAGACGTTGCCGTTGGCGGCCCAGATTGCCTGGGCTTGGGCGTTGGTCACGGGGTCGGGCGCGATGCCCTGCAACGACTGAAACATCCAGTTGTCGTGACCGTTGGGCGCGTCGAGATTGAACCCGAAGCCGCGCGAGGCCATGGCCGCGTCGAGATAGCCGTTCGCCGCACCATCCGACACCGCGTGGTACAGCGGGCCCATGGTCCGCCAGTAGCCGAGCGCCTTTAGCTCGAGCCCAACATTGCCGGCGGTTCCGACTCGGAAGTCCACGTCGGCGGACTGCGGGATGTAGCGCTTGAACCTGGGTTCCGTCCACGCGCCCACGGCCAGCAGGTCAGCCTTGACCCGCGATTCGATGGTGAATCCGTACCAGTCATCCGAGCCCGCCCCGACGGTCGCCTCGATGGCCGAGAGCGCCGCCGTCCACGAGGCGTCGCCGGTGATGACGGCTTGGGAGTAGATCGGGTTGGTCGAGTAGTCGCCCGCGACGATCCGAATCTGGATGTAGTAGAGCGCCTCGGGCTCGCCGTCGAGAATCGCCGGGGCCCAGTTGGGCGGGGCCGTGAAAGACAGGACTTGTCCAGCGCCCGCAACCTCGGTGAAGTCGCTGGTCCCGTCGACCACGCCCGCGAGCGGGACCCAGGCGCTGCCGTCCCAAGCCTCGTGAGCCAGCTCCAACGCGCCACCGTCGACGCCCGCCGTACCACCCGCGGACGAGAACGTAACCGAGTTGAAGGGGGTCCGGCTGCCGATTCGCACGGCGTCGCCGACGGCCTCGCTGGCGGGGAACAAGACCCAGTCCCCAGCTCCGGCGCTGTTGGCCGCGGCGGTCACGTTGACGAGGGTCTCGGTGCTGTCGTCGAACTGCCAGACCCGATCGAGCGGTCCACCGGCGGCGGGAATCTTGCGGCCCACCCAGAGCTGATTGACCGCGTTGTCGACCGAGAACGCAGCGGCGGCGGCCCAGTACACCGTCGGCGCTGCGCCTTCGGTGAAGCCAGCGGCGGCCACGTCAGCGAGCGACGCGAAGGGCCCGTCCTGCCGCGACGTGGTGATGTTATGCTCGGCAACGTGCATGTAGTTGCCGAAGCCGAAACGGTCGACCGTGGCCCCAGCGACTTGAACCGAAACGTCTACGAAATGGAAAGCTGAGATTGTCATGAGGCTAGCTCCACGTTGAATGAGTGTGCCGCGGTATGGCCAGTGAAGCCACCCGCCAGTTGTCCGATCTGATACACGGGTGTGATCGTCACGGCTTGGATGTTGAGGATCAGGTCGAACGCGCTACGGGTCTCCCAATGAGCCCCAGCGATGGCGCTCAAATCCACGGGGCTCGACATGCCGTAGATTCCGATCGTTGACTCTTGGAGGGCTTGCGCGGCGGCGGGAGACTCCAGCACCGCGAGCGCCCGAGCTGTCATCTTCGCGGCCCCTCCCCGAACGGTCTTGGTCTTGCTGTACGCCTGCACGTTCACGACGACGCGGCGCCGCGACTTGGTCACCTTGACCAGCGCATCGGCCAGCGTCACGTCGGCGGTGAGCGGCCCGGTGATGCGCGCGGCCCAGATTGACCCGAGGGCCGCGGGGACCAGCCGGAGCTTGTCCGCGTCCGCGTGGGCGACCGCTGTGAAGGCTGCTTCGGGGTCGGTTTGGACGGCGGCAATCAACGCCGCGCGGACCGTGGCCGGGGTGTCGAGGGCCGCAACCTCGTGCTGGTACGGGATCGAGTTGACGACCATCCGCGCGAGCTTCCCGGGGGTCGCGTCGATGGTGAGCACGATCTCGCTCGGCGGCTGGAGGTTGTAGCCGCGGGCGAAGGTCTGCTCTGCGGTCGGGCCCGAGAGGACGCGCAGGCTGATCAGGTCGCCGCCGTCGAACGGAGGTTCGCCGTAGCACCAGAGCACGGTCTCGCCGGTGCCGGTCTCGACCAGCTCCCCGAGCACGGACTGCAGGAGGTCGAGTCGGATTACGTGGTCAATCAAGGCGCGTCCTCTTTGGTTCCGACGGCGAACGAAACGCCGCCTTGGGTGATGTAGTTCTCGCGCTTGGTGACGCGCCACGACGAGCCGTCGTAGGTGAAGCGGTCGCCGAGCTGGAAGAGAAAGCCCCCGGCGTACACGTCGACTTGCTCGGCGCTTCGGTCGGCTTCCGGGGACTGCTGCATCGCGGTGCCGTCGGATGTGTGGGCAACCCAGGGGCTCACGTAAAAGACGAGCTCGGCACCGCTGACGTGCTCCCGGTAGACGTTGACCGACGACGCCCCGGCGCGCCGGACAACCAGCGGCCCGAGAATCGGGGTCAAGTCCATGGAAGCGATCAGCGGTACCGAGTCGATTAGCATGAGGTTCCTTAGACGACGGTTGCGCCGAACAGCTGCGCGACGAGCCAGGCGCTGTTGGCCCCGTTGCGCACGACGATGGTCCCCTCGTTCGCTGCGTCTATGGTCAGCGTCCCCCCTGCGACTTCGAGCGTGTAACTGCCCCCAGACCTGGCCGCCAAGCGAAGGCTTACCTGTTGCCCCGCATAGCAGCCGTTGTGGGTGATCGCCTTCGCTCCCGTCTCCGACGCATCGAGAATGATGCACGCATCGGCAGCCCCGATGACAACGGCCCCGTCCGCCGAGATCGTTCGGATTCCCCAGTCGATTTGCTCCCGGCTAATCACGAGGTCGGCAAGGTCCACCTGCGCCAAGTCGCCGAGGTCGGCAAGGTCGAGCGAGGCGAGATCCCCGAGCGATAACTTTTTCAATAGATCGGTGTAGATGCTCATGTGTTTCCTTGGTTACGGGTTAGCCGACCCGACAGATCGTGCAGGTCTTGGCAAAGGCGCTACCGGTCACGTTGCCCGGATCCTGACTGTATCCGGCAATCCAAACGATCTCACCCGCCGCGATCGGCCCTGTCCAGGCGGTTGACAGCGGCTGAGCTCCGGTCGACCCGTCGTATGCGAACGCCCGGATCGAAGCTTCCATCAGTGTGTTTGATAGCGCGCCGGCGACCTTGATCGCCACGGCCCCGTCAGAGCCGGCGTCCAGGCTGACGGACACCGAGTAAATGCCCGCCTCAGCGATCGCCCAGTACCCCCCGAGCGACGCGGAGTCTGTGTAGGTTATCGCCGTGCCGGACTGTTCAACCTCGGTGGTCCACCGGAAGATCTGATCGTTGGTCGAACCGCGCGCGGTCGAGCCCTGGACGCGGGAGGCATCGACGACGGCCGACGGTGGCTCGGGTGTCAGGGCGGTCCACGTGGACTCGGTCGCGCCGACGGTCGCGGCCACGTACAGCGCCGCGGCGTCCCGCTGGAAAAGCAGGTCGTCGACCGCTAGCCCGTCGGCGCTGCCCAGCCCGTCGCGCTCGGTCGCGTCGGCGGCGGTCCATAGCTTTAGCCCCCTGTAGTAGCCCTCGACGACGCGCTTGATCGCGTCGTCAACGAGGTTGGCCCAGAGCTGCCCACCGGCATTCTGGCTGCGGCTGGCGGGGACCTCTTTGCCGGGTCGGTCAACCTTGGGGGTCTCGACCACGTCGCCAAAGGTCCCGTCGCTGACGGGGGTGCCGAACAGATCGGCGAGCGACGTGGAGCGGTTGATCTTGTTGGTGTCGTTCGCCATTACGTTGTCTCCGAGCCGACGAGCTGGTCGCGTCGGCGTACTGCATGCGAGAGGCCGTCGACGAGCGAGCGGTCGTCGTCGACCAGGGCCGCGCCGCTCCATGACTCCGCCGTGGCGAGCTCGTGGGCGACGGACTTGGCCAGCTCCTCGCCGATGCGACCGACGCCCTTGGCCGGCTCGAGCTTTCCCTCTAGGACGAGGGCCAGGGCTTGCTCGGCTGCCTTGCCCGCGGGACGTGAGCCCTTGTCGGCGCCGCGCCGGAGGAACGGCCGCGAGGGCACGTGGTCGGTCCCGAATTCGTGGATGGTCGCCAGCGTCGCGGTGCTGACCTCGGCATCGCCAGCCATGGCCGCACCGGTCGCGCCCTGGTAGCCGACGGTCGCCGCGAGCTCAGCGAGCTCAGCCAGCCGCTTCAACGTCGGCCCGAGACCAGGGCCGCGCACCGTCACGGTCGCGCCGGGCTTAGCCACAGCCGCACCCGCCGCCCCAGGGGGTCGCTGTCGTCATGGGCAACACCAACACCGACGACCTCAGCGCGAGGTAGAGCCGGCCGAAGCGGGTCGTGGCGAAGGCGGCATCGCTCGCGGCGAAGCTCGGCGCGGTCGTGCCCTCGCTGATCTTGTTGACGGTCCGGCTCGTGCGAACGCCCGACTCTTGGCCGCCGCCGACCGCCAAGAAGTGCGCGGCGAGATAGGCGTGGGCCATGCCCTTGTTAGCCCCGTGACACGCGACGAGCGGGCAGGTGAGCGCGAGCGTCATCACGATCTGGCTGTCGCCCCCGGCGAACGGCGTGAGCCCGTAGACGTCGGGGTCGCTCGCGGCCAGGTCGAGCAAAGACACCGGGCCCTTGGTCCGCGTGGTCAGGTCGACCACGACACCCGCCCCGCTCGCCAGCACGACGGCCGCGGCGGGGGAGTCGGCGAGGGCAGCACGGAAGCTCGCAGCCTCGGCCGTGGCGTCGCCGTCGACGCTCCACGTGAGCGAGCCTGCAACCCGAGCACCGGCGACCGCGGTGAGCGTGACGGTCCCGATCGTGATGGTGTCCCCGGCGGTGCCGGTCGCAAGCCATTCGATCGAACCTGTCGACGCTGAACCGGTCGAGCCGAACTCAGGCAAAAAATCGAGGAACGCGGGGAGGTCAATGCACATGTCAGTTGCTCCCTTCGTTCAGTTCGCGCAGGCGAAGCTCCAAAGCCTCGCGTGCGTCGCCGCGCAGCTTGCCCGTGAGCGCGAGCTCAATCGTCGCCGCTGCGGTTTGTTTGGAGGCCCAGTTGGCCACACGAGCTGGAGCCCAGGCGTTCATCGACGGGAGAGACGGGGGAGCCTGCACCGCAAGTGCAGGCGCCTCCGACTCGCTGTCGTCGTCTTCAAAGGCAAGAAGCCCCGCGCCAAGAGCCTGAATCCGATCGGCGAGCTCGTCTGCGACCGGGCACGATTCGCCCGGCCGGAGCACGACTTCGCCGACGAGGACGGAATACAGGCTGGTGTTCTTGGCGCGGCGCATTGTTCAGACTCCCGAGAGCAGAGCGACAGAGGTGGGGTACGGGCAGGCGATGCCGGCGTAGCGCGACTGAAAAGCCTGCTCGGTGTTCTGGTGCTTGATGTAAACGGGGAGCGGCCGAAGCAGCTGGGGCATCAACGCCCACACCATGTCCTTGTCGCGGTTGTAGAGCAGCATCGCCTTCGTGCCGCCGAGGCCGGCGGTGTTCATGCGCGGATCGATCTCCCACTTGGTGATCTCGGGGAAGGTCTCCCTAAGCCACGTGATGATGGAGTCGCCGTTGGCGAGGCTGTTCTGCCGACGGAGCCGCGTGGCGACCTTGGACGGGATCACGCAGGTGTTGGGCTTCAATTTGCCGTTGCTGCCGTCGTAGATTGCGCTGTAGAGCGCCTCGAAGGTGTCGGTGATCTGGTTGGGGGTCACCAACGGGTCGAGCCAATCGGCGGTCGTGCCCGCGACGACGCCGGCTTGCAGTTGGAGCGAGCCGGGCATGTTGATCATCCCGGAGATACCGAGCGCCGCGACACCGCGCATGATGGCGTCGTTGAGGTCGGCGTCGTGGAAGCGACGAGCCGCGCGGGCCTTGCCTTCGGGCAGACTGCCGCCGAGCCCTTGAAGCTCCCAGCCTTGCAGCTCCGAGAGTTCAAAGCCGAACGAGCAACCCATCGTGTGCGCCCGGTTGTTGTGCCCCTCGCCGGCAATGTCGACCCGGGGGAATGGGCCGCCGGGAGCGACGAAGGACGAGCCCGCCGGAGCAACATCCTTGATCATGTACCAGTCGACCGACTGCGCGCCCTCGGGCGGCGAGGTGTCGAGCGAGATCAGGTCTCCGTTGGCCCACGGGGTGTCGAGCACCTTGTACGCGAACAGCTCCCGGACGGTGGCGCGGGTGAGGTTGGTGGCGAGAATCGCCCCGTTGTCGTCGTAGTTCTCGCGGAACCGCGCGCCGACTTGCTTGAGGAATGAATCGAGATTGATGCGTCGCATAGCTGGGTGCTCCTATCAGGTCTCGCTGGGGAGACGGACGCGAACGGCCTGAACACCGGCGCCACTGGTTTGCCACTGCGCCCCCTCGACGAGCACGTGGGAGTTGGTGGTCACGTTCGACCAGGTGCGGGTGGTGCTGTTGAAGTAGACCTTTTGGCCGCGCATCACGGTCACGCCGCCCGCGACCCGCACGTGCGCGTTGCCGATGGCAAGCACGTCCATGAAGCACGGGCCGTCGTAACCGCCGACACCCTGATTGGGGTCGGACGGAAGCAGCAGATTCGCGCTGCGCATGACGATGCCGAGCGCGAGCGCGGCATCGCTGTAGGTCAGGGAGAACCCGCCAGAGCCATCGGCCTGGAGAATCACGCCGACGGGAACGACCGAGTAGCCGGCGTCTTGGATGTTGGCCAACACGACCGGGCCCGCGGGTCCGCCGAGCGTGTAGGCGTAGGTGACGCCGCCCGCGGTGTGGGCGATGCTGAATTGGTCGGTGTCGTGGACCTCGGCGAAGGCGAGGCCGCGCGAGACGATGCCGTTGTTGATCGCGGCGGCCAGGCCCGCGGCGATTTCAGCCGCCGTCTTACTGGCCGCGACGAACGAGACCGAGAAACCGGAGCCGTCGGTGCCGAGGGCCGCGAGGGTGTAGGTCCCGTCGGTCGTGGCGCCGTTGACGTCGATATCGCCGATTTGCGCGAGCAAGGGGTTGGCGACCGAGATGATCTCGGGCGCTGGCCCGCCGCATTGCGCGAGCGTGCCGGGAAGGGGCGATGGATCGTTGAAGTCGTATTGAGGCATCAGGCACCAACCTTCTCGACGCCGTCGCGTCGCTCTTTGATCATCTTGTCGTAGATGGCGTCGAGCGACTCGCCGCCGCCGTCCGTGTTGAGGGCGCGACCCGTGAGCCCCATGAGCTCGCCGCTCGAATCGAGCTTGCGGGCGTGGGCTTCGAGAGCCATCGCGTAGCTCGCCGCGATAAAGTCGCTCGACTTGCCGTCGAGCTTGACGGTGGGCGCGACCGCCTTGACGACGGCGACCTTGATCGCGTTGTCGCCCATGCTGTCGAGCTTGGTGACGCCGTCGCCGAGAACCTCGCGGGCCTTGGTCACGAGCGACACGCGGTCGCTGACCTTGGTCGAGAAGTCGTCTCGGAGCTGCTTGTTCGCGGCCTCGAGCATGGCGACCTTCGCCGCAATGGCGTCGTCACGCGACTCGGGGTCTGCCGCCATGTCGGCATCGACCGGCGCCACGACGACCGCAGCGGGCTCGACCACGGCCGGGGCGGGTTCGGGATCAGCCAGCAAAGCCATCACGGCCGCGAGCTTCTCGGGTGGGATTTCGATGGCGCCCTCGCTGGTGACCAGCTTGGCGTCGTTCTTCTCTTCTTGGGTTTCGTCCATGTGACCTCGTATGGGAGCGGGTTGGCTGCGCACGGCAGCAGCGGTATCAAAGACAAGGGCGCAGAGAGGGCCGCCCCGGGCCATGTCGACTACGGCGACGTGGTTGCCGTAGATCTCGGTTTGAATGAAGTGATATTCGACGCCACCAAAAACACCGCGCTGCTTGACTAGTATGCACGAATAGCCGCAGCTAAGTTGGTACTTGCCACCCCGGATCTTGGCGATCAACTCAGGCGAGTCGATGACGATGTCGACCCACGTAAACTCGCCATCGAACCGCGCATCCGAGCCCGTAGACCCGCGGCGATACTGGTCGATGTTCGCGGCCGTGATCCACGCTTGGTGGTCGTCGGTCATCGCCCGGAGCTTCCACGACTCCAGCACGTCCGGGTGGCCGACGTGCTCCGCGACGCGAAGCTCGCCCCACTTCTCGCCGGCCTCGTTCTCGTAGCCGTAGACTCCGCAGCCGTTGATGCGCCCGGTTACGCGCAAGAACCCCTCAGGGGTCATGCGCGCCGCGATGGCCCCCGGTGGCGGCGACTCATCCGCCCGGCAGACGACGATCGCCGACGCCCAGTCGTATCGCCGCACCCGGACATCTTCACCCAAAGCGCACCACCTGCTTCGAGCCATCGGACTCGAGTTCGTCAGCCTTGCGCAGCTTGGCCAGCATGATCACGTCGCTGTCCTCGACGCGATCCCGACGCGCTAGCCAGGCGTCGACGTCGTCGGCCTTGTACCGGATCACGCGGCTGTTCAGCTTGATGTGTGCGGGGCCCTCGCCGCGCCACCGCCATTGGCGCAGCGTCGCCACCGAGACGCCGAGCTCGCTCGCTAGTTCGGCTGGCGCCAGTAGACCGTCTAGATTGTCTGGCATCGTCTAACATTGGCTCCGTCTGGAATTTGGACAGTTTTTTATGTGAGCGGG